AAGATGGAGGCTCAGTTTGAGTCTACAATCGCTACCTTGCTTTCGCGCATTGAGTCTTTGGAAGAGGCTAACAAGTCTTTCTCAGAGCAATTGGAAAACTTCGCTGCTCAGGCAGTTGAAGAGACTATCGTTGAGGAGGCTACTGAAGAGGTATTCGAAGCAACTGAAACACCTGTAGAAACCTCTGTTGAGGAGACTGCTGAGGAGTTCACTGCTGAGGAGACTAATGAAGTTGTCGAAGAAGCGGTAACGGAAGAAATGTCCGCCGAAGGCGAGACTGTTGAAGAAGTAGCAGAGGAATTTGCTGCTGAAGAAGAAGTTGATGAGAAAGCAATCGAGGAAGAGTTTTCTGCACTTCAGGCAACTGAGGAAACTGCAGAAGAGCCTGTTTCGAATGCAATCGAGTTCAGCGGAATCACTAAGGAGAAAGTAGCGTTGGTTAACGACTTTTTCTCACGTTTTAAATAATAATAAATTAACACACACTAAATTCATAACAAAATGAGTGTATCTATTTCAAATTTGCCTTATGGCGACAGAAGTCGTGACTTGTTCATCGACACAATGATTAAATCTGCGGGTGTACTTGACCGCTTCCGTCTTGTTGACGGCGTTAAAAACAAAGTGAACATCCCTATCTTCGACGCGGCTCTTACCTTCGGTAGCGACTTGTGTGCTTGGGACCCACAATCAACTGCAACTATCGGCGAGAAAGAAATGAGCGTTGATACTTACAAGTGGTCTTTCCTAAACTGTAAGTCTGCTCTTGAGACTTCTTACCGCGGTTTGATGTTGAAGAAAGGTCAACACAATGCTGAGACTATGGACGCTGAGTTCAAGGATTGGGTATTTGACTACTTCGCTAAATTGTCTGCTCAAAAGGCTCTTGAATTGGCTGCTACTGAATTGGCTGCTGAATTGACTGCTGATGCTGACGTAATCGACTACGATACTAACGTAGCGACTATCGACAAGTCTAACATCCTTGCAGTTCTTGAGGGTGCTTACGGCGCAATGAGCAACGTAATGTTGGCTGCTATCTTCGGAGATGCTGACCGTCAATACCGTCCTGCTTTCTTTATGGGAACTGCTGCTTACCAAGCATACCAATTGGCTATCGCTGACAAGTACACAACTACTCCTGAGGGCATCATCAATGGTAACATTCCTTCTTACTTAGGTATGGAGATTATCCATATGCCATCTTGGGCTGCTAACCAAGTATTGGTTTCTGCTCCTGACAACTTGGTAATGTTGACTGACGAGTACAATGATGTACGTGCTATCGATATGAAGTACGAAGCAGAATTGTCTTCTGATAAGGTATGGGGTCAGTTCAAGTTAGGTTTCTCTTACCTTAAAGGTAGCGAAATCGTTCTTGCTCAAGACGTAGCATAATTATTAGGTAACTTAGAGGGCGGTTAACGCCGCCCCCTTTTTACCACTAACTCTTTAAAATAAAAAACAATGGCTTGTAATGTAAATTTGTCAGGCATCTCTTTTTCTTGTACTGACCTTCCTGTTGGAGGTTTGGTTAAGGTTTTGATTGGAGACAAGGCTGACGTTGTTGGGTTGATTACCGTTGACTCTGACAAAACTTCTATCAACTACGGAGACGTAAGTATCACTCCTGCTACCACAGGTTTGTTAACTGACGGCGATGTAGTTAACTTGGACTTCAACAATAAAGATGGTTTCTCTGTATTTAACGACGTTAAAACCGTTAATGCTGATGGTACGGTTTCTACCGTCCCTACTATCGCGGTTGAGTTCCCTGTAATGAACGAAGCGAAGCGTAACTCTCTTGAGCAACTTGCCGTAGGTGGTGCTGAATTGGTTGCTTTCGTTGAGACTGCTGCAGGTACTTACCACTTGGTTGGTTTCGAGTATGGATTGTACGCGGGTACAGTCGATGGTACTTCAGGCGCTGCACGTGCTGAGAAGAACCGCTTCCAATTGACTTTGACAGGAGAAGAGCAGTCTTTGGCTTACTCTATTCCGTCTGCTGAATGGGCTAAGGTTATCGCCTAATCCATTCTTATACGAATGAAACGAGG